AATCGCATCGATGCCAACGCTTTGAAGGTCTACTTGGAGAGGGCTGGGCTGACTGTGGTCACGCGCAAAGTGGATGACCAGATTGGGATCTGGAGAGTGGCTGATGAGTGAATCACCAGACATGGTCAATCACCCTGGGCACTACACCAAAGACGGTGGCATAGAGTGCATCGATGCAATCAAAGCGTCGATGTCCTCTTCCGCCTTCAAGGGGTATCTTAAAGGTAACGTCATGAAGTACATCTGGCGTTACGAAAACAAGAACAAGTTGGAAGACTTGCAAAAGGCCAACGTCTATTTGGGTTGGCTAATCAAGGAGGTGTCTCATGGATCATCATGAAGAGTTTGAATTTAATTGGCAGAGCAAAGAACACGAAGTTGCATCTGATGCCCTGAGTTTGTTCGTGAATGCGATGAAGGACAAAAACATTTCAGAAGATGTTTTGATGGAAGTTTTGTTTGTCATCACGTTTACCTACCACCTGCATTTCACAGACCGCGGATCGCTTCGCAGGTTAGTCGATGAAGGCATGCTGGCCGTGAATGATCCTGATATGTCAGAGGAGGAGATGATATGTCATTGAACGAAAACCAACACGCTGCAAGAGAACAAGCTGTGCTTCGCATCTTGCATCGTCACAACCTATCACCGTGGGCCAGAAATTACTGGGCGCGCACTTACTGTGGACTGAAGAGGGCCAAGCATGAAGCTACGGTACTACCAACAAGAAGCCATTGATGCTGCTTTCCATTGGTTCGATACCCAAAAAACCCATCCATTAATTGTTTTACCTACAGGCGCTGGCAAGACTGTTGTCTTCGCCTCAATGATCAAGAAGATCTTTGAAGAAAACCGTAACAGTCGTGTACTGATTCTTGCCCACAGGCAGGAGCTGATCAGTCAAGCAGATGAGAAACTCAAGACCGTTTGGCCTTGTGCACCTAGTGGTCTGCTGGCTGCAGGGTTGAAACAGTTTGATTCGCACGAGCCTATCGTGATCGCTAGTCGGGATACCCTGGCTACACCAAAGCGGCTAGATAGTTCAGGCGAGTTTGATTACATCATCGTGGATGAAGCCCACCATGTTGGGCCAGAGAAGCGGAGTCGATATCGAAAGATCTTTGATCACTTTGATTCTACTCAGCATTACGCACCAAAGGTTTTGGGTGTCACGGCAACGCCATATCGTATGGGTCAAGGATTCATTTATGGGTTGGACGATCACTTCTTTGGTGGTGTCGCTCACCGGGTAACGATCCCAGAGCTAATCAAGGCNGGGTATCTGTGCCGATTGTCGGCTTACCAGGTTGCGTCAAGCGCAGTCATTGATGCNTCCACAGCTAGNGTNAAGTTCAAGGGTGGCGACTATCGTGAGTCAGACATCGAACACCTCGCCATGGAAGATCAAACCATGCTTGCGATTGTGGCCGATTGGATTGACAAGGCGTACAGCAAGGGCCGATTGAGCAGTGTGTTCTTCTGTATCACGGTGGCTCACGCGAACAAGATGTGCATGTACCTGCGTGATGCAGGTGTAGAAGCCGCGGTTGTGACAGCAGAAACGCCCGCTGAAGAGCGCAAGAAGATCCTTGAGGACTTTGAGAACGGTGTCATCAACGCGCTGTGTAACGTCGCTGTGTTGACTGAGGGCTGGGATGCGCCACGCACAGACTGCATCGCATTGCTCAGACCGACCAAGTCTCTGGGCCTGTATGTGCAGATCTGTGGTCGAGGCATGCGCACCTGGGGCGACAAGAAAGACTGCATGCTGCTGGACTACGGCGAGAACATGCAACGCCATGGCTGCATCGATACTGCTAGGCCAGAGAGACCACAAGAAGATGAATCGGCTGAGCCGAAGATCTGGATATGTGACCACTGCTATGCCGTCAATGACATGGATGCGCGTCATTGCGTGGAGTGTGAAGAGCCTCGGTACAGCGTGGAGCAGATGCTTCAGCGTCAGCAAGACTTGCTGGATCAGCTTGACCAGGAGCGCAAAGATCAAGAAGAGAAGGATGCAGCTGCAACACGCGAAGCGGCACAGGGTAACGTCCTGTCTGATGAGCTAGAAGAGCCAGCCGAGAAGCTTGAGAAAGTTAAGAACATTGACTTTGTGTCTGCACAGATCAAGACATCCAAGAACGGTAACGACTATCTCAACGTGATGTTCTCAACACCCGGCGAATACTGGCCACAGAGTATGCCTATCATGCTGGGAATGCGGGGTAAGGCTGGCATGGTAGCCACCAAGAAGTGGAACGCCCTGACACAGTCAGGCACACCAACGCCATACGATCTTAGTTATGCAGCGGATCTTGTGAACCAACACAAGGTCATGAGCCACATCAAACAAATAACTGTAAGGAAGGAGGGTAAGTACTGGAATGTTGTCAGCGTCCATTTTTGATCAGATCGATGAGTTCATCGCCAATAAAGAGAACCGACACCGAGGCCACCTTGGTTTCAGTGGGATCGGAGATGACGATGAATACAAACTGTGGATGGGATTCCGCTGGTGTCTGCCGTCCACGTTTGGTGGGCGCATGCTGCGCTTGTTCGATCTTGGTCAAAGAATAGAAGAGCAAATCGTAGAGAACATACGCGACAGTGGTGTGATATCGATCGCCTCGCATGACAAAGACGGCAACCAGTTTCGTGCATCGTTCTTTGGTGGTCACTTCGCAGGTTCGTGCGACGGGCTGCTGAAGGGTGTGTTGCCACCACCTGAACAGGAGCTCGTGCTTCTGCTCGAGGTGAAGAGCGCAAACGACAAGCGGTTCAAGGAGCTTGTGAAGCTACAAAGCTATGAGGCTTGGAGTGAAACCTATCGCTGGCAGATCCACTCGTACATGGGCGCGCTTGGCCTGACCAAGTGCATGGTTGTTGTGATGAATAAAAACAACAGCGAAATCTACTCAGAAGTGATTGAATACAACGCCGCTATCTGGGAGCGAGCACAAGAGAAGGCAGAACGCATCATATGCAGTGATGCACCAATCAAGGATACGCGCCGCTCAGAGAAAGATTGGCGCATGAAGAATGAGCCTGATCTGTACAAAGATATCTACTACGGACGGCGCTTGCCTGAGTCGGTGAACTGCAGGAACTGCATACACTCAAAGCCGCTGACCGAATCAAATGGTGCGGTGTGGTTATGTAAGAAGCGAAACCACGCTCTCTCGCTTGATGAGCAGCGTTCTGGGTGCGATAAGCACATGTGGATACCTGAGCTAGTGAATGCAGATCACATGCCTGAGAGNAGCACAGANGACGCCACAGCGTACAGAGTGGGCATCATCGACTTCTACAATGGTGTGAGNCCAGANGATGGTGAGTACTACTACTCNAGTGCTGAGATGCGTGAGCTATCTAAGGTGCAGTTCAACGCTGAGATGATGATTGATGCTGAGAAGATCAGGGCTGAGTTCCCAGGTAGTCAGATCGACAATATGGATGAACGCACTGCGCCGTTTTGACAGAAAGCCATTTGTCTACCCTTTCTAAAAATCTGTCACCGTGGAGGATAATCTATATGACTGATCTTTTACTTAAATTTTAGTCCCAGCTGCGAGGGTCTTTGACTACCAGTATCTTGGTGCCGGGGTAGAGTGCTTCGACCAGTTTCTTCTTGAGCCTGAACACTTGGGTGATCACACCCTTGGTGTCTTCGACCACCACCTCTTCGCCGCGCTTGTATCGGAAGTCTGCTATGTACGAGCAGATCTTCTGATCCTCGCCGTTGACGGTGACCACGCAGGGGAAGTCCACCTGGACCTCAAGATCAGTGAGTTCGCCAGCCTGCTCTAGCTGTTTGAGTATCTTATACCTAGCTGCTTCAAGCTTGGAATCGAACACGATGCCATCGTATTCAGTTCGCTTTGCAAAGTATTTGGATTTTGATCGCTTTCTTTTTGGAACCACACTAATCAATGCCTAGGAGTTTGTTCAACTCTATCTGTCTTAACGCATCAACGCCACGGTCAAACAACGACATAGGCGGCGTGCTGGGCTGTGTAGGCGCGATTTGAGGCGTAGGCTGTGGTTGTGTAGGGGGTGGAGCAACAGGCGCTTGTGCAGCCTGTGCTTCGGCTGCAGCTTGTGGTCTAAATCGGCTACCCTGGAACTCACCGAAGGCTTCTCCTAGTGCGCCAAGGTCTATTGGGTTCGCAAGCTTGTCTTCATTTCCTTGTAAAGCAATCGATATAGTTTCTGCGCTAGGAAAGAATGCGTTGAATCTGCCAGCCATGAGGAAGTTTAAGTTTGGTGTCTTTGCATCTTTTAATGGTTTTACAATTTCAGCAGTCGAAAGCCCAAGAGTTTTAGCGTCTTCGATCGCCATGTTGAGATCACGCAACGCCTTGAATCGCTGTTCGTTGGCGGTGATGTAAGCTTTTGTCAGTTTCTCCGCGTCCACAGACCCTCTCTGCTTTGCAAGAGATGTAAAAATTCCACTTGCATCTCTTACACCTCGCCCAGCTTCAAGTGCTCTGTAGTAAAGAACTCTGTCAATTCTTGGCTTCAAACTCTTAACGCCCGTCAAAGCCTCTGTAAACTCTTGTGCTGGATCTACAGCAAAACCTTGCTTTGTAACACCAAGCCTAGCGTCTGTGGGAAGAACTGAAGCCACGGCTCTTGGAAAATCTCTAAGTCGAACATTTAATCCAAGCACAGGAGAGTCAACATCCGCTTCAAAATCAATTGGTGATATACCAGGCATGATGCCGTCTGNTAAGTGAGCNAANCCTTTGGCAAACTTGGTGCCAAGGGGNTCTCTTTCTCTCCAAATAGGTCTTCCAAAACTTGTCTTGTTTCTAGCCATATCGGCAATCTTTTCAGTGACGATTGACTCACTCATGAATGGTGAAAAGAATTCAGCGCCACTGTCATACATTGCGTTGAAAGCGATAGTGCTTAGTTCTTCTTCTTTTGTGATGCCATTGTTTACAGCGTTGTACACAGCACTAAACGGACGTTTCAAATAGTCGTAAGGATTGGTGTACGAGAAGTTGTAAAGATCAGTGATGTTGCCATCTTTGTCTGTGGCTATCGGTATCAACGTAGAGTTACGATCCCAATCAGCGGCCATTGATCGCTTGTACGCCTGCACCTGCTCTTCGTTTGCACCAGTAAGTTGTGTGCCTGCAATCGCAAGTGACTGAGGTATGGCTACGTTAACTGAGGTGAATCCTAGCAATCGTTTCATGCCAATTGCCCTGATCTCAGGCGAATCGCTTGCAAGCTCTTTGATACTGCGGCCAAGGATGTTACCGCCTGTTCTAATCATTTCTGCAGGGAACGCAACAAAGTTACCAAATGGCATTTGTCTCAGTCGCTTGATGTACTCTGGAACACGCGAGTAGTTAGGCAC